ATCCTAGGTGCTTTCCCTAAAAACTTACTGACTTTGAATGCTGTCACTTTACTACCCCGTAAACTTAGTGTAGGCGGCTGCTAGCTTAACATCATATTGGTTCTTTGCATAGCCGGGACCATTATAACCTTTAGCAAATCCCGCCCAATCCAGTGCTTGCATTTTCGGTAGAAGACCAGATGTTTTGATGAATCCCGCCATATGACGCAACTGGCTTACCTCAGCATCCATAGCTTGCTTAACCATTTGATCGACTGAAGCGCATCCTACCATCTTAAAGTTAGAACCCATGACTTGGCCTAACCCCCAAGATGTTGACAGGAGTGCTGCGTCCGCGTCGATATCATAAGCCGCAGCAATCTCCGCATACACAGCGTCTGATCCCTTTGGATATGGCTTCTCCCCCCACTTAGGGTATGCAAGTCCCATAGCGACGGCCTGATCCAACTCAACAGGCTTTGCCTTGAGGTGCTTGAAGAAGTGATGGCGCTCAAACAAAGCTTTAGGACGCCCAGCTTTGTCAAATCCAGAACCGGCAGACTCCACGGCAAGAACGGCACGAAGAGCGGCCTCCTCAACACCGATCTCTGCTGCTACGGTAGCGACATCTTCTGGCTGCATAGGTAGTGCAGCGCCCTTAAAACCATCCATCGTCATTCCTTTGGTGTCGAGTTATAAATCATCTGGTCTTTCTTCTGAGAGCCGGACGAAGAGCCGAAGTAGAAAGCAATGATGCCGCCCCAAGCTGTTTGTAGTGCGCCGAGGAGTAGCAGCAATGCCTCATTCCCTGTTGTCGGTAAGCCATAGATCAGTATGTAAATCATAATAGAGAAAAATCCAACTGTAACTCCGATAGCCAAAGCCCGTGGAATCCAGTCTTTTGTTTCTTTCTGCATATCGCGGGCAGAAGCACGATCATCAGCAGCGATGCGTTCTAAATCAATGTCGAGGCTTTTCATTCTGACTTTGAAATCGGCGTCAATTTTCTTGACTACCGAAAGCTGCTCAGGGGAAGCCGACGATAGAGCCGCAGAGAGTTCTTCCGCAGTTCCATTTTCATTACCCAGCAACGCTTGAGATAAAGCCTTCACACCCATACCAGCAAGCGGACCGCCGAGCGCGGTAGCAATACTAGGTGCAATAGAGCCGAGTAGCGGCCCGAATGTTTTAAGTAGGTCCATCTTTACCTCCGGTTGATTTGGAACCAAGCATGATTCCAGATAGTGTTCCTGTCAGGAATGTTGCGATTGGGGCGATTAACTTGAAAAATTCTTGGTCGTTTGGAGCCTGCCCATCAATCGGCTGTACAACAAATATCAGGCTGTAGAGCACTGCAAAGACGGTTCCAGTTAAGGTCAAGCACAGGCTGATGCCAATGACGAACTGGAGAAGAGCGTGGAGTTCATCCTCTTTAATTCTCATCTTGCGACGGCTCCGCATGGATTTTGTTTTAGAGTGTCTGCGGAACAGGTTCCAGATGCGGTGCAGATAGGTGGATTGCATTCGGGCGCGTCCCAGTTTTTAGGGTCTTGGCACGGGTATCGGTAGCGGTCTTCGCACCCTGCCAAAGCAATTAGCGTGATGATAAGAAAGTATTTCATTTTTGGGTAAACACCACCATCCCGATACCGACACATACAGAGAACAATATAACTGCACCGATTAACCAAAGACCCATAATCAAGTCTTTGCGGTTTTCCTCAGCTTCTTTCATTGCTGCTGCGGCTTGACGAGCCGCCTCTTTCCTCATTTCGGTAACCTCTTTTTGGATAGAGGTCCACGCAGCGATGCCATATGCACCTACAAATAAGTTGCGGGTATCCAACTGAAGCTGCTGTGCTTTAGCCTTAAGCGTATATAACTTTATGGCTTCGGCTTCATACTCAGCTTGAGATTGGAATAGTTTTTTCTTTCGCTTACCTGATGTAAGTTGAGTGATCTGGGCGATACGCCCAAATAAACTACCAACCTTTTCGGCAACATCCAACATCTCATGGCCGGAATCTACAGCACCTTTAATGCCGTTATACAACGCCGTAGCTCCAGCAATGAGAGTGAATGGGTCCATATCACATCTTCTTCTTCATCTTTGGCTTAACCATGCCGCCTTTTTTCATACCGTATTCCATCTTCTCTTTCATAGGCGTCTCTTTGCCTTCATGCTTTTTCATCATACCTTTAGATGAGTACTTCTCTTTACCGCCGTATTCCATGATCATCTTAGCCATAGTTCAAACCCCTTTCATAATTATAGTAGCGAGTATGCCAGCCATACCTAGGATCAATGCTGCGGCTGCGTTAAGCATGATCTTCTCTAACCTATCCACACGCGTTATAAACGTATTGTAACGTTCTGCACAGACCGCTTCATGTGTAAGGAGCTGCTTTTCAATTTCTGCTGAGGTAGCCACCATCATCTCCTTATACATAGACTGTAACAATTACACGACCGTTGCCGCCAGCGCCGCCGTTGCCAAGTTCTGAACCTCCCCCGCCACCGGCAGGAGTTGTCCCGTTGGAACCAGTACCTGAATCTGTAGCGCCGTCCCCGCCGCTTCCGCCGTATAGACTAGTACCGCGAACAGAACCGTTGTTGGCTTGTGAACCGTTGTACCCTCCGCCGCCTCCGCCGCCACCAAAAACAGCAAAGCCGCCTGTACTTTCAGTACCGGATACAGCACCGCCATTTCCGCCGCCTCCGCCTCCGCCTCCAAATACGCTACGGGCATCATTGCCAAAGCCCCAAGGAATATTACCGACTGCGGCTGCGGCTGTTGCTGGGAAGTCTGTATATGCTGTGTTGAGAACACCGCGTTGAGTAGAAGTAGCCACAGCACTTCCTGAACTATTAAACGCCCCATGCCCTCCGCCAATAGCACCGCCAGCTCCGGGAGAAGTTGAAGTCCCGCTAACTCCGGCAGACATCTCTCCGCCGCCTCCGCCTCCGCCGCCTCCAACAGCACCGCCTCCGCCGCCCCCAGCGTAAGCGGTTACGTAAGCACCGAATGTAGTATTCTCTCCGGCGGTTCCGGCTGTATTAGATGCTGCTGAACCCGCTCCGCCTCCTCCTACAACGACAGATACAGTTGATGTCACGTCAGCCAAACTCATCCAGCGTTCAAGATACCCACCACCGCCACCGCCGCTTCCGCCTCCACCTGAAGCTGCTCTACCTCCGCCGCCACCGCCGCCCCAGCATTGGATACGTATAAGAGACCCGGCACTTGTGGGTTTAGTCCAAGTCTGGGTAGCGCCTGAAGTTGTGAACGCAAAAGTATCTGTCTGGACGATACCGTTTGTCTCGGTGAGTGCTGTGATTCTACCTTTAGAATTTATAGTGGCTGTGAGGAACTTACCTAAACCACCGACTGGACCGATTGCACTAACGATATTATCCAGCTTACCATTTGTTACAGACAGGTCTGTATAGTCCGCAGTGATAAGAAGCCGGTTTGGTAGTTCGTTAAATAGTGCAGCCACTGGGCGGAGTTCTACTCTGTCACCTGCAGTAAACGTAGTTGCTGTCGTACCATCTTGACTACGAACGATTGTGAATACGTCAGTCGATCTATCAGTAACTTTTACAATCTCGGTAACGCCGCTGGACTTGATAAGAGTAACATAAAAGTAATTACCGGAAGCAACAGACGCAGATGGAAACCTAGCTCCATGACCAGAAGCCACGGTCATGGTTGTGGCTACAGAGGTTAACGCGCTGAAGAGCGTACTAAAAGCATTATTGGCTACTTGGACGCCCATTAGATCACTCCGGCTTTGGGTACTTAGCTTTTACGGTAAGGCAGTCAGATATGTACTGGTTCATCTGACCCTGATCATTCTTAACAACGGCATCAAGATAGTCAAATATTGGCGGGTACTCAGCAGCGCGTTTACGTGAGTATTCATTCCGGTCCCATGCAGCCTGAAGGCGATCAACTTCTGCTAGGAGCGCCGCTTCTTCAGGTTTATCAATCTGAATATCAAGCCAGACAAGACCGGAATAATCCGACCCGTGCAACCGCCAAGTTGCGTTGGGACAAAGAGACTGAATCGCATGAGTAATATCGTACCTCATTGCGTGATCTCCTGAATGATTAGATAGCTTGTGACAAGTTCATAGTCTGCCGCCCCAGCATTAGTATTGTTCACCGCACGATTTTGATAGAAAGTTCTAGCGGCTGTACCGGATGTTCTAAACCAAAACGTATAGGAGATTGCAGACGTTGTAGCAGGAGAGTCAACATATGCCATATACCTATGTTGAGGTGTGGAAGCAGCATTGGCGTCGTAAAAATCTGGCATCCAACCGGACCAGTAGTCAGAACTTGTAGAGTTAATACCTATTTTAGTCCCGTTTCGTTTTATATGGAAGGTATTACCGTCGCTAGTTTCACCTGATAACCCCCACCCTATGAGTACTTTACTAGTAGAAAATTTTGGGGTGAAACTAGAAGCAAAACTTGAAATCTCGGCTTCTCCGCCTGCCCCTGCGGCTGAATAGGTCGTAACGGCATCAACAAACAATGTCTGGGTTTGGATGATCATACCCGGTGCCACGATTGAACCTACTGTTGCTCCGGTTACAGAACCTAACCCCGTAGTAGTAATCTTATGTCCTGTCGGAACATTGATAACATTGGATGGCCCGCGCAGTTCAGGCACAATGAGAGTACCCGACATCGTATCGCCGGTTTTCTTAACGACTTCCTGAACCTGTGGAACTTGAGTAGTTATTGCTCCAGATGGGACAGCGAGTGCGCCAGTAAGAGTGCCTCCGCCTAAAGATAGCTTATCGTCAAACAATGCGGCAGTGGGACGTAGCTCAATTCGATCACCGGCAGTGTAGGCACTGGCTGCAGTCCCATCTTGACCACGGAGAATTGTAAAAACATCCGTAGCCCTAGCTGTTACTTTAACAACTTCATATTGATTGGAGCTATTGATAAGGGTGGCATAGAAGAAATTACCGCTTGAGATAGTTGGAAACCGAGCACCCTCTCCGCTAGCCACGGTAAGGCTAGTGGCCCCCGAAGCAATACTTGAGAGCAGCGTACTGAAAGCATTGTTCTTAACAAGTGCGATTCCCATAGTGATTCCTTATCACAGATAGACAGTAAGGCTAATAGTTTTTAGTTTGTTAAGTTCCATCAGATCACTCGTACATAATGTTGATTGAGCCAGCGTCGAAGGTGTCCGTGCCGTTTACTGTGGTGATGCGGACTTGAGTAAGGGTACCGGAGAGAGTTTTATTGCCGCCACCAAGAATAGCAAGGGCGGTGTTTGTCGAGCCACCAACACAAGAGGCAACCCAAATGTTTCCAGACACGTTTGTTATGGTCATGTGTCCAGAAAACGTAAATGCAGCACCGTTGTTGCCAAACCCAAAACCTGTTGTTGGGTTTGCTCCCGTAGCGGAGCCGCCACTGAACGCATTGCTGCCCGTATATCCTGTATTCTCAATTCCCCCGCTGTCGCCAAGCTGTACAAGGCCAAAAGATGACCCGTTAGTGCTTACGCCATTGAACATCACTGTAATACGTTTTACCCAAGACGGTATGTCCGTGAAATCAACAGTAGTTCCAGAGGTAGAGGCTTTTGCTGTATCAGATGTAAGCCCCAGTACCGCGCCTGAGTTAATCGTAACGCTTGCGCTGCCATCAATTGTTACGGTCATGCCCAAGCTCCTACGGAAATGTTAGCGCCGGACGCGCCGAT